TTATCTGTTCTCGTCTTGTGCTTTCAGGCTTCCAATTGCCTGAGTGGCTAAGCGCTGTTGATCAGCTGCCGCGGTATAGATTGTCAGCTCCTTCAAGCTTTGGTGTCCTGTCAGGGCTTTAATCACGTCTGCTGAACAACCTGCTTCTGCCAGTCTTCGTGCTGCTGCTTTGCGCAGACCATGGGGAGAGCAGTTAGATAATCCCGCTTCTTTCGCCCTGTCTCTGAACCAGTTTCCAAAGCCTGCCACTGAGAATGGTTTTCCAAACTCGGTGACAAGGAAGGTCATGTTCGTCTTTGGTGTTTGTGAAAGTGCATGCTGGAGGATGCCATGCAGCGGAATCAGCAAAGTGGTTCCGGTTTTCTGTTGGGTGACCCTCAAGTTATCTCCCGAAATATGCTGCCAGCCCATGTTTACAACGTCTGATCGCCGCTGAGCTGTATAGAGAAGTAGAGTGAGCGCAAGATACGCCTTGGTGCCTGCTGGGTGCTTTTCGATAAACTGCTCTATTTCTTCCTCAGTCCAACTATGAAAGCCCTCTGTCTTCTTCCTGAAGCCCTTCACTCCACGCGCTGGATTGTTGGCGATCATTCCCAGATCCATGGCAACGTCGAGCAGGATCTTCAGGAGAGATAGAACCCGATTTGCAGCTTGTGGCCTGTCTTCCATCTCTCCGAGTAGTTTCTTGATGTGTCTGCGTTCCAGGCGGCGTATAGGAAGCTTGCCAATCCTTTCCCTGAGCTTTTCGATAACTCCTCGGTAGGTGTGCTTGGTGCTGTCTCGTAAACCGAGGAACTCAGGTGAACGATAGTAGGCAACGCAGAGAGCATCAAAGCTTCCTGGCTTCGTGCGCTCTGCTGCTATGTTGGCACTCTGTGTTTTCACCCCTTCCAGTGCGCCGTAATACTGGCGCATGAAATCGTCGCCATAGGGTGTGCCTGTCAGATAGGTTGAGAACCCTGACTTGCGGAAACGGACACGGCGGGTGCCGTGCCTGTCTTTGTTCCAGCTGCAATATTGCGGCAGTCCGCTTCGGTTCCGTCTCATAGGAGGTCGTCCCAAGGATTAGGAGTATTGTCATTCACCTCTTGCTTGAGTGGCTCCATGACAATCTCTTGGGTTTCCGGTCGGATCGTGACGCGCAACTGTTCGGGAGCAATACCAACCTTCTCAGCTGCCTTGTAAGCCCTAACAACATCAGCCTGTTTAAATGGAACTGTTTGCCGTGCCATGCCTGCTCCTATGCTGAGTAGCCGGTGAGGCGAGCGCGTACGATTGGTTCTGCTGGGCCTGCTGCCAGCACTGCTGCACCAACTTTCAGATTGTCTGATGCAGTGGTGGTGAGACGCTTTTCAGCCTTATCCCAGTAAAGAGGCTCACCCTGTGCAACCTGCTCACTGTCGGTTTTGGGAAGCTCAAATACCCCCTGCATGACAGTCTCTACTTCTTCACCAGAGGCCGCATTGGTTGCGACCACACCAAACAGAGAGCCAACTTGAAGACCTTCACCACTGGAAACGTCATGTGGTGCAGTCAACGTGATGGCAACGCCATCCTGAATGTAATTCCTCATGTGCAATCTCCGCGCCTAAGCGCCCTTGTTTGAAATAATACGAACCCGACGAACTGTGCGACCTTGGCTTGCTGCAATCTGCCTATTGAGATCTGCAAGGGCGACGGCCATCTCGCTGTCAGATTTATAGGTGACTTCATCGCGACCAAAGCGAACGGTTTTGACACCCTTGGCTCTTTTCTTTTCCAACTTGTCACGACAAGCAATCAGCTCTTCCAGGCTAGCCATCACTTGCCCTCGTTCATTTGCCAGCCCCGCCAGTCGCCGAAGCAGGCACCGAAGTCGAGACGGACTTTGATCTTGATGCCATCAATCTCAAATCCGGCTTTGGTTTCGGTCTGCGGTCCAGGCTCACCTTCCAGATAGGCATACTCCAGGCCATCCATCTGGCTGTGGCTGGTTGCCAGATACCAGCGGTCCGGATTGTTAAAGCGACCTTCCACCACCATTCCCAGATCAGAGAACGGGTTCACATCGTCGATGCGGTTTGGTGTGATCTCGGCAAGTAACTTCTGTGCCAGCGTCTCCAGCTCGGCTGGAATAATCAGATGGCGAGGGGAGAGGTTGAGGCGCTTGCCGGACAGGCTCACCTGGTGGCGCAGTGCCTGACGCAATACAGAGAGTGTTTCAATGGACGGCTTGCCCTTGGTCTGCGCAAGGTTGCGGTGTCCTGCATGGAAAACCGGATTACCGTCTCCCATCTTTGGGCCTTTGCCACCATTCATCTCCAGCAACTTGATAAAGAACTCTGCTTCAAAGTCTGCTGCTGCAATGCCTAGTCTGCGCGGTAGATCGTTCAGAGCGCCAAGGTCATCGTTGATGAGTGCTTGGCGAGTGACACCGATCATCCGTCCGAAGGTGTCGATTTTGAAGCTTTCGGCGCTCTCGCTCATGGTGCCGTGTTTGTATTCACCATGCTCGTTGAGCTTCTCCAGATTCGGCGCTTCAGAAAGGATAATTCGGTGCTTTGCGCGGAAGTCTTTCACGGTGGTTTGTCGTGCCAGTTTCTTCAAAGCGCTTGGCACGCTCTCATAGGATTGGCGCAGTGTCCGCCCCACGGTGTTTCCCATGATGAGGGGAAAGTCACTGGTAGAATGCAGGGCGCGAGAGACAATCGTTGCCTGGGAAAGGGCCGTGGTTGAAACATTGGCATTGCGCAGACAATCGCGAGCCATCTCCGGAATAGACATTCCGATGAAGTCGCGGGCGCTGTCCTCCGGCTTATGGGTTGGGTCAATGCGCGTCATCATGGCGTCGGCCATGCGTTCGGCGCGTGTATGTGGATCGGTGTGATCTGCGAGAATTTGCGCCGATTGCGTCCGGATCGGCGGTGTTGTCCGCTTCTCGGCCTCGGTAATTGCGGCGGCTCGGATCTCGTCCAGTGTGGCTGAGCTGTCGATCTGGCTGTCAGTCCACTCAGTGGTCAGGTTCAATGTCCCTGCGATAGAGCGGATCTGCTGGTTGCGTTGTGCCATGTCTGGCGTGGGTGTTTTGGGTGGTTCCTGCGAGTTGGGTTGGTTCTCCGTTGGCATTGCTCTGATCCTTGCGTCTGGGTCCGCTGGCACACTGACAAAGCTGACTTCTCTTGGTTTGAACTGGGTGATGGTGCGAATGGAGCGTCCGGTGTCCGGATCTCTGCTGTCCGCCCATTTCTCTATCTGGTAGCCGATGGAAACGCCTGTAATCATTCCCTCGCGAATGTCGGCAATCACGGGGTTGGCGCGGCTGTCAGATGTAAACTTGATGGTGACGATGATGCAGCCGTTGTCCGCTCGTGCTGCTGTCACGGTGCCAAGCACGGCACTCAGGCTGTCCTGGCGATGGCTGTCTAAAACCGGAAGGCCGATAAAGGCTTCCGCTGTGGTGGCTGTGGGTTCCAGTCGCTCGATGTAAGCGCCACGGTCCACGCTGCCAAAGGCGGTGGCGGTTGCCTCGACGGTCCGCTGTTTTTCGTCGAGGCTGGAGGATTTGAAAGTCAGATCACGGGTGAGGAAGGCTGGGGCATTCATGCGGCTTTTCCTGAAGTTGAGGGAGCGGGGTTGGTGCCAGCGGACATCTGTTGACCAATACCCCGCTCCCTGTCTGTGTCGCGTTTGCGCTCCTCGTCGATTTCCTCGACGGAGAAGCCGCGCTGCGCGACAACCCGGGTCCGGCTGGTCAGTCCGTTTTGAATTTCAAGAATGGCGGCTTTGGCATCTTTTTCAGGGTCTACCCAAGGCCAAGCGGGTGGCAGGTACTCGGCAGCATGAAAGGCTTCCGGCTCTGCGGAATAGGCGCCTAGATCCAGCGTGCCACGCACGGCCAGCAATCCCACAAAGCGCTCATAGATCGGCTGTAGAAACTGTTTGACTAGCACAAGGTGCTGGACGCTCTCCACCTTGCGGCGGAACTCCAGCAGCGCGGCGCGGCTGGAGGAATAATTGGAGTTGGAATAGTCGCCTGTTAGCTGCTCGTAGGTGATGCCAAGCCCTGCTGCCATGGCTCTCAGTTGCCACTGGATGAAGGCAGGGAAGTCTTTCACGTCTGGCAGGTTGGGGAACTCGATATCCGATCCCGGTGGCAGGAAGTGCAGGGCTCCCGGTTCCATGCCAGTTTCCAGCAGGCCGTTCTTTTGCTCGCCATCGAATGGATTGGCTTGTCCGTTGACGTCTCTCACAAAGCCAGCAAACAAGGCCGCAACCCGCTGGCGTTCCAGTTGGGCGTCTTCGTAGCTGTCCAGCGATTGAGCGCGGAGCAGAACGGGGGAGAGCCATGAAAGGCCGCGCACTTGTCCTGGCTCCAGCGGAACAAACACATGCAGCATATCTTCTGCAGGCACGCGGATGTGTCCAAGGTTTTGCAGCAGGGCGGTGCCACGGCGGCGGGGCAGCACGTGGTAGGCGATGCGCTTGCCGTCTGCATCAAACTCAACACCTGCGAAAATGTGGCCTTTGCCTTCCAGCTCGCGGAATAAAGTGGCGTCCACCATGTCGGCGGGGATGAGCTTTAGCTTCAGGTCTGTGCCGCTCTGTACCAGCTGGACGAAGCTTTCGCCCTTTACCACGATCTCACGCATGAGTTGGGCTTGCAGACCGTAAAAGTCTTGGCGTCCTTCAAAGTCGCAGGCTTCCAGCCAGCTCTCATGGGCTTTCTGGATTGTGTCGCGGATGGTGTCTGTCGGGAATTTGGGGCGGGTGACGATGCCGGCACCGATGTAGTTGGCCACAAGGCCGGAAACGGCGGCGTGTCCCCATGGGTTGTTGGTGGAAAGCGCAACCCCGCGCTCTTGGATGGTCTTTGATCCGGCTGCGGTTGCCTCGGAAAGGTTGCCGATCCCCGCGATGCCCTGCCACCTGTGCCCCCGTCCAGCAGCCTCCAGCCCGATCATTCGGGCGACGAGGTGTTGAAGGCGTTTTGCAAGTGGGCGGCGGGGCTGGATCATGAGTGCTTACTCCAGCCCGATGTTGAGGTCATCGTCTTTGGCAACTCGCTGCATCCGGCGAAAGATTGCCCCTGCATTGACGAAAGCAAGAGAGCGAACTTCTTTGTCTGTATCGGCATTGCGCTGTGCAATCTGGGCAAGAATTTGCTCAATGGTTCCGCCAAAAGCTGTCGGTGCCTGCTTGATGACTTCTGTGCCGTCGCTGTTCTGGATGGTGCATTCTTTGTAATTGCAGATCCACACGTCACCGGTGTCTTTGAAGATTGACCAGAGGTCAGAGAAGTAAAGCGCGTAAGCGGTGGAGATCGCGGCGGCTTCTGTACGGTCTACTGAGGCTTGGCTCGCTAGATTATCTGCCAGTGCAAGCTGAAAGGCTGAAACAACAGAATACAGCTCGTCGCTGGATTTCTTGTCCTCGGAGATGCGGCGGGCAAAGCCGGGCACTTGCTCTCTGCGCTGAAGGGTTTTGAAAAGCTGGTCATCTACGCCAGCAAGCTTGAGGTAATGTCTGCGTTTAAGGGGCACTGCGCTCTCCTTGTTCGGTGTCGATTGACACTAAATATAGCGACATGATTTTGAGTGTCAAGTGACACTTTGAAATTCACAATCTTTCAACGCTGAAGCTATGAGGTCGAATTCTGGGTCTAGTTTTCCGGCGAATTGCATTTCTTCCAGGAAGAGGCGGAGTTTGGTGGTTATGCCGGTGAGGGTTGGGGCGGGGGTGTTGACGAGTTGTTGGTAGGTGGTGGTGACTGCATCGCCATAGGGGCGCAGGAGGGCTTCTTCCTCGGTAAAGCTGGCGGACTTTGGGATCTCCAGCTCGCGATAGTGCTGGCAGGCGGTTTTGTAGCGCTGTGCCAAGTCTGGGAGGGGATCGTGTGGGGTGGCTTTGGCGCTGGGTGTTGCCACCACGGCAATGCTGGCGAGGCTTCCGGTCAGCACCGCGCGGCGATCCGGGCTTTGGGCGCACTTCTCCCGTTCGCGAAAAAGGTCTTTCATCGCGTTCTCCATGATTGATATTTGTCTCGAAATCGCTACAATGTAACCATATTGAAATTTATCACTACGTCAAGGCGTTTTCGCTACATGGAGGCGAATATTACACCTGCTCAATGCAAAATGGCCCGTGCTGGCTTAGGAATGGGAGTTCGGGAACTAGCTGAGCTCGCTCAAGTCTCTACAAATACAGTTACTCGTTTTGAGCGCGGAGAAGAACTGAAGCCGCGAACCATTGAAGCGTTGCAAACGGCTTTAGAGAAATTAGGAATGGAGTTTATTCCTGAGAATGGCGGTGGTGTTGGGGTGCGGCTAAGAAAGAAGTTGTAGAATCAAATTTCTATTTCTACTTAAGATTGTATAGAAATGGAGTTAAATATGGAAATCAAACCTGGTTGCATTGTTTTTTTAAAGTCTTCGCAGAATCATCCGATGACAGTTTCTACAATTGAAGACGGACATGTGTTTGTCGTTTGGCAAGATAACAATAAAAAAATGGTAATGGAGAAGTACCCGCTTACAGTGTTGATCCATGAAGATGACTTGGATGATCCAGTCATGCCAGTAATTGGATAATTGCTTTTAATTTAACCAAGTGAGTTATCAAAGCTCACTTGGGACTTTTACGTATTCAACGGAACGACTAAGTCAATATTTTTGCATCAAAAGAGCCGTAATCTGCAGCTCACAAGTGGGTTTAGAAGAAAATCCCAAAGCTACCATGAAAACTATAGCTGACTTTGAAAGAAGTGTGCGCAACCCTTACGCTATAACTCTTGCTGACTTACAATCTGAGATGGAATCTGCTGGTGTGGAATTTATATCGGAGCACGGCGGTGGCGCTGGAGTGCGGTAAGGAAACTAATAATAATCTTCATGCGTTGTTGGGAGTATAAAACTTGGCAGAATTAGAAAGCTATTATTATGAAGTTCTTAAAAATCTTGAAATAATTGAGAATAATTCTAAAGTCTTACAGCGCAGTAATGATAGTGTTTCTATTTATGCAAGCCGGATTGAATATCTAAACTGGTGTATAAAAACATCTGATAAGGTGCTTTTTAGCGCTCGAGAATTAATTCGACTAAACAGTATCTGTGATGAAATTGTTTCGCTTCTTGATATATTACTTTCAAGTTCAGATGAAGAGACGTTGCAGGAGTTGGATAGTATTATTACTACTGCATTATCTTTATTTTCACCTCCGCGAAAAATCTCTGTAGATATTGAAAACGTTGATGAAGTTCTCAGCCATGCGCGTACTAGCACTAAAATGTTACAGCATGACTTAAACGTGGAATTAAAGAAGCAAAGAGAGCTTCTCAATGAGAACCGACGAGAGTCTGTTAAGGTAAGAAAGCAACTCGAAACATTACGGTCTGAGGTCAGTGTACAACAAGGCCATGCTGAAAGTTTAGCAGATAGTTATAAGGCTCTGTTTGATAATCAAGTTGAAGGTTTTAGAGTAGAATTTAAAGATATTCTATTGAAAATGAATGAAAATTATTCAAGTAGAATAAGTAAGTTTGACAAAAAAACTGATGAAACTTTAAGATTCCAGTTGAGAGAAATTGAGGAAAAAACTCAGGAAGCAGTAAGTGCCACCAAAACGTCTAGTGATAAAGCTCGCGATTTTGTTAAGGAAATAAGGAAGCTATTAAGTGCGGCAGGGGCAGATCTCATGTCCGGAGATATGCTGAAGCAGGCAAAAGTAGAAGAAGTTGAATATCGATTTTACACCAAGGTCGCATTATTTTTATACTTGCTTTCTCCTAGTATCCTTGTTGTTCTTGTTGGTTTCTCTGATATCGATCTGAATGACTGGATGTCACTCTTGAAGAGATTACCCGTTGCTGCATTATTTTTAGTCCCAGCAATTTACGTGAGTGGACTAGCAAGTAAACATAGAAAAATGGAGATTTCATTTCGTTCTCTTGGTTTGAAAATGGCAGCATTTGAACCCTACTTGAACCGACTAAACGATGAAGATGCAAATTTACTGCGGCGAGAGATGGCTGAGAAGTTTTTCAATTCTAGAATTTCTATTGAGAAAGAGCAGGAGCTGAGTACTAAGCAGTTGGGCTCACAGCTAAATGCAATTTCGGAGCCTTTAAGTAAAATAATAGAAATGATAAAGAAAACGAGTGGTTCTACCTAATCCGTTAACATGATTGTAAATTTTAAAAGATGAATGATCTGAAGTATAGTAAAGCTCGCGATTCAACTTATTTAACTTACCCACCTAGATTTGATAACTGGGTGTTCTCGTTTCAGCTTAGGACTCCGAGATCCCGCGGAGTCCTGTTGCTTATTTGAACTGAGCAACCCTTCGCAGTCCTCTGGCCTCATTGCCTTCTCCATAAGCGCCTTCACAGCCTGCTCCACCCTAACACCGCTCGCTGCCAACCCGTGCAGCGCAGCACTGGCATAAACACGGCAATCCAGCGGCTCATTCCTGACGCCGCTGTCAGCCACCCATTTGATTTTGGCAACCCCGCCTTTGTACACCCGAATGGGCTTTTCGGCGGTGATGCCTCGGAAGTAGTCCAGATCTCGCCCCTCAGGAAAATGGCAGTAGCCCGCGCTTGCGGCTTCTATGCGCAACCGTGAAATCAGTGTGTGTTTGAGGCTGTCCACGCCTACAATGTAGAGTGGTGCTAACTGGCCTGTCTTCGCCTTAGGCGGGCGTTTAGGCCATGAGGGTACTCCGGGGCCACCGCGACCCTTAATCGCCCACACACGGCGGCTCTGGCGCGTCTGAGCGTATTCCATGACGTTGGGTGTCCTGTGCCCGCCGCTGTCGATCGCAACGGCTGAAATGGGCAGAGGGGGCACGTCTCGTACGTGTGGGTAGCGCTTCAACAGCACAGCATCCAGCTGCTTCCACACCTCAGGAAACGCCGGATCACCCCAAAGCACCTGATAATCAAGGCTCCAGCTTTCCTCGCCCTTGCCCCAGCCCACAATCTCTAGCTCCAGCCGGTCGTCCTGCGTATCCACGCCCGCTGTGATCAGCGCCACCTCATCCGGCAGGATCTCACCAAACGGCTCACACCGGCTCAGCAGGCGCTCGGCTTCAATGGGTGCGGTGTCGCGGTCCTCATAGGCTTCTCCCAGCCGCGTATTGACGAAGGTTTGCAGCCGTGGCGGATCGCTTTTGACGGTGAGAAACTCCGCTGCCATCTCGCCCCACGTCTCAAACGGAGAATACAGCCCCGGCAACCAGAAACCCGCCGTGCGGCCATCGCCATCCTTCGTCGCCTGCCATTGGCCTTGCGCCAGCATCTTCAGCTTGTGGCGTTCCTCAATCGGCTCCCCGCAATGCTCACAATGCAGTGTCGCCTTTAACGGTTCGCCTTCCGGCCACTTAATCCGCGCCCAGGCGATGACTTGTAGGGCGCCACAATGCGGGCAAGGCACAAAGAACTTGCGCTGATCGGATTCCGCATAGGCTTTTTCGATGCGCGAGACACCGGAAAGGGTTGGCGTGGAACAGAGGTAAATCTTCTTCTTGCCTGCATAAGTCGCTGTGCGCCGGATTGCCAGTTCCACCGGATCGCCCTCGCCATCCGCATCCACCGGATAGCCGTCCACCTCATCCAGAAAGATGTAGCGCACGGGTGTTGAGCGCAGACCTGTTGGCGCGTTGGCACCTGTCATCACCAGCTCGCCACCCACAAAGCTTTTCATGGCGATGGTGTTGCCTTTCTCGCGGGTTTTAGGCGCGGCCACTTTGGCCTTGAGGGCTGGCGTGTCGTTGATGAGCGGATCAATGCGCGTGCGGCTGTTGCGCTTGAGCATATCCAGCGAAGGCATCACCAGCAGCATCATTCCTGGCGCATGGTCGATGACATAGCCGATCCAGTTCAGCCCTGCCTCCGTCTTGCCCACCTGAGCGCCCGCCATGAACACCACCCGCTCCACCTGTGAGGCGGTGGAGAGGCAATCCATGATCTCGCCCAGATACGGCACGCGCTCGGTTTTCCATCGCCCTGGCTCGGCACTGGTGGGTGGCAGCTGGCGATAGGCGTTGGCCCACTGGCTGACGGTGAGCTGGCGCTCCGGTGCCAGCGCTTCGCGCCAGATTGCGTCTGCCCATGAAGCGGTGGTGGTGGCGAGGTCAGACATTGGCAAGATCCTTCAGCGGCGTTTCTGCAAGGTCGGCGAGGTGATCACGGACGATGCGGTCTAGGATGGCGTAGGTTTCTCGCGGATCGCTGCCCAGCTCGGCGGAGAGGGTGGAGGCAGCGCGGCTCGCCCAGCCCATCCACGCATCGCGCTCGCCTCTGGCCCGCTCAAAGATCGCCTTTTGTGCGGCGTGCTTGTCGATGATGTTGCCAAGCTCGCGTTCCAGCTCCAACTTTGCCAGCTCCGCCTTGATGCGCTCCAGCTCGCCTTTTGGGGTGAGGGGAGGTGCATCAACCAGAGACTTGCGCTTGGCGGCGCTGGTGTTGGCGACGTACCAGGCTTTGCCGAGCTTGATATCAATCCGCCCGTTGCCAAGCGTTGGCAGACCTTCCTTGATGAGCTGGGACACGCGGCCCCGGGACATTCCCAGAATGTCCGCGAATTGTGCCTTGGTTGCGGTGCGTTGCTCTGGCTCGGCAACTTGCCCGAAAATGCTGATTTGTTGCTCGCCCGAGCTATGCGCTGAATGCATGGTTTAGCCCTAAATTCCTCTCTAAACTGCTGTTTCGTTTAGGCAATTTCAAAACGATCTGTGACCAAAGCGTGGGATGTCGCATACCCGTATTGAGCATTGATGGGAGGGACCCAACCTAGCCCGCCCCCGCCAGCTGCGGATCGATCCAGCCCTCCGGCGGTGCGACTTGCTGCTGGTGGGTGGTAGCGGGTGCCGCTGGTGATTGGGTGGTGGGCCGCTTGGTGGGCTTGGGCTTGAGGTCTGTCCCAGCTTGCAGAAGATACGCTTTGGAGAAAACCTTGGTGTCTACCATTCCTCCAAAGCCTTTTCGGAACTGCTGCGGATGCAGGCGTTCGTCCTTGAGCAGCTGGTAGGCCGCTTGCACATGAGACCAGATTGGGTCGTTGGTGCTGACAAAATGCTTCTTGGCAACTGGTGGCGCCTCGTGTGCGGGCGCGTGTTTAGTTATTTTTATTTTATTATTTGTTTTATTTAGCGTGCCAGCGGTGTCACCTTTTTCAGGCAGGTTCTGGCACCCTTTCTCGTCTGTTTTGTCACCTTTAGGGGTATAAAAGGTGTCAGGCGTGTCACCCTTTTCCTCATAAATGGTGTCAGTGGTGTCACCTTTTACAGAGGCCAAAACCAGCTCGTAAACGTTGGAATGACCTCTGCCGGATTTCCGTTTGATGGTGATGTAGCCAAGCTCTGAAAGCTTCTTGATGGCACGTTTTGCAGTTCGTGGACTGGCGTTGGCTTCAGCGGCGAGCGTTTCCATAGACGGCCATGCTCTGCCTGACCTGGCGTTGATGTGCTCGCACAGGATGATACCCACGCGAACATCGTTTGCAGAGAGGTTGCGGTCCTTGGTGATGGCAACACACCAGTTCTGCTTGTCCGAGTACTGAACAGCGAAGGAGCTGGCGAGAGATGCCTTGGCTTGGATTTTGGTGACGTTGCTCAC